GCTTCTGCTTCTGCTGAAGACCCCTTGATAGCAGCGATACGCGCTTCGTCCGCAGTCAGCCTACGTACCGCACGGAAGAACAGTTTGGGTGCATCAGAGTCACCATCGAAAGCCAACTCAGTAACAACGCCCGTGATGGGATAGTTGAAACCAGCCAACTGCTGAACATAAGCATCCAGCGGCATATTGCCGTTCTGCGCTTTGCCAAAGATAGAAGTCGAAGGCAGCTGAATCTGATAGACATCAGAGTTTTCAACATCATTAGCCAGAACTACAGCAAGACGACGAGAATACTTACAAGCGCGGCCCTTACCATTAGCACCTGAGCCTCCAACATTCTTAGGGCATAGGTCGCAAGACTTACCCTGCGGAGCCGCCGCTTTAGGATCAGGACGCACACCATCATTAGACCAGCAGTCTGGGATGCCCACTACATTAGGATCGTAGTTCTTAGCATAGAAGTGACGGCCCACAAACTCTGCGGCGTTAACAATAACCACGTCCATAGTATCGCCGGGAGCGCGAGCCGCCTCGCCTCCGTTAACAATCATACGGAACTTCTTACCACGAATTGAGATACGCTTGTAGCTTGAACGCCCAAGGAGTCTCTTGGTAACTTCATCAAGGCCGTGGGGGTTAACAACGGCGACGCCTTTTTCATCTCTAAACAGATCGATTTCATTAGCCATTTTATTCACCTATTGATTTGCGGTTAGTAGGTCTGCGGACACTCACAGTATATGAGCGGTTCACATTAAGCCCCGGTGGGTATGCATCTGGATGCTCTGCTAAGAACTCATCCATTGCCGTGTTGTTGATCCTTTTCCACAGCAAATAGGGAGCCTTATAGTTGACGACTAGATCATGTATAGCCCCCCAATCTAGCGGATTGTACGTTTTTGTTACTGAACGAATCACCGTCCCATGCGCAGTGCGAATGCTTGAAGCATTTTGTTCCTCGCAAAGCACATTGAGTGTTTGGGTTATCTCATTCATCCTATCGTCGAAGACCTTTCGCTTGCCTTCGTATATTTTATTCAGCTTGCCTAAGCCATCTTTGAGTTTTAGAAACTCTTCAGCCAAAGCATCAGCCGACACTTTCTCTTCTTCCATATCATCTCCGGTCGGTTTAAACATCGCACATTGCGACGTAGGGTTATTATAGCATCATCCAGTACTCACTACAAACCTCCTCCCAAAAAGTTTTTGTACATCTCTAACAGATTGCTTTGTGCCAACGTCCGATCCTCCAGTGCTTTGTACAATTTTCTTTCTACAGGTGAAGAACAGAGATGCACCACTAAGCATGGGTTGGTCTGCCCCGCACGGTGAACACGTGCGTTTGCCTGTAGATATGTTTCTGCACTGGTCGTCGGAGTGAACCATACCACGGTATTAGCGGCTGTTAGCGTCACCCCATGAGAGGCCGCTTGCGGCTGTATCACTAAGACCTGTGGGTTAGGTGTCTTCTGGAACTCTTCAAAGATCGCTGTTCTTTTCTTTGCGGAGACATCTCCATGGATCGCGGCAGTTGTTATCCCGTTCTTGTTCAGGAAGTCCTGAACCAATCCAATAGAGTGCCTGAAGCCGCAGAACACCAGCGTTTTGTGAGAGGCTTGCTGAACAATGTCCAGCAATTCATTCAACTTGTTAGAGCAATCAAACTCTACCACTTCGCCTGTGTCGGAGTATACAGCGCCGGAAGAAATCTGCAATAGCTTTCCCATCTGAACGGCAGCGTTGACCGCCGAGACTTCCTCCCCTGCGGCTTGAATCAGCATCTCCTTACGTAACTTCTCGTAATATTTTTTCTGTTGCGCCGTCATCGATATATCGCGTTCAGAGTAGAGCATCTCAGGAAGATCCAAGCAGTCCTCTGTCTTATAGCGAATGGCAGGCTGTAGGGCCTCGTAGACAATATCTTGCGCTTCTGGTCGGGGCACCCATTTGAAGGTGCTGAGTTTAACCATAACCTTTTCCTTCCACGCTCCAGCATACGAAGGTACTGCGGTTGGGTTGACCAAGCGTGCTTGGCCGTAAGCATCTTCAGGCGACTGCGCCGCAGGAGTACCCGTCAGTAACCATAACCATGTTTCCGGTCTAATCAATGAGCGCAGGGTTTTCCAGCGCCGTGTCTTGACATTCTTTAGGGCCGTGCTTTCATCGCATACAATCAGGTCAAACCCACCCGCCGCAATCTCGTCACGAATGGTTTCTACACCGTCATAATTGATGATTACAAATTCATAGGGGCCATTAACAATCTGCAAGCGCGCCTCTCGTGACCCATGTGCAATGCCCACCTTACGGTGCATGACTGTTTTAAATAGGTCGCTTCTCCACGCACAATCCATGATCGATAAAGGACAAACAATAAGCACTCTATTCACAGCCCCAATGTTCATCAGATAGTCTGCGGCCCATGCCACAGCACTGGTCTTTCCCGTACCCATAGCGTTCAGGCAAAAGGCCCTCCGGTTCAAGGTTAAGAACGACGCTGTGTCCCTCTGGTGGTTGAAGGGGTTGTATATTCCGGGCCAGTTGTACCTCCCCAAAATAGGAGAGAGCACCTTCTTAAACCCAAGGTTCTTTAAGATTACTGCATTGCCAAGACTCCAATGCACTGCGACATCATGCACTCCGTTACTTTCTTTTATGACCTGAGACTTCCCAATCACTTGAGTTATCTTGGCTGGATTTTTAGTGCGCACTACTAGCGCACTATTTTCTAGTACTTCCATAGTTCCTACCACATCGCTTAGGGAGCGAAGAACCCATTCAACCAAACACGCTTACGCTATATCGTACAAGTCGTCTTCGTAGTCTCTCTCGTTCGTTAGTTCTGCAATCAATGCTTTCATCGGCATGCGGGTGTGAGCCGCTTTTTGCACTGTCTGCACACAACTCTTGCGTTCCCGTTTTGTCACAGCGAACGTCATGTTTATCAACTCATCCAGATATAACTGAACGACATCCTCTGGGAACCCTGAGTTACGAGCAAGGTCCTTTACGGCGCGTGGTGTTACTTTCATTTTTTCTTAGGGCTATCATAAACCGCTTTGGGTTTGTGGTCAGAAGACCGCTTAAAGGATCTGTTATCGCTAGGGGATGTCAGGAAATGCCCATCCTTGTTAGAACCGCCACGTGAGAGGTTCTTCTTATGAGCAATGTCTTTACCTTTACGATCTACACCTTCCTTGTCTAGCTTTCTGCGTAGCGTCTGCCGCGCTAGCTTAGCTTCCAGCACTCCACCGTCTTCCTTTTGACGGGCCTTTTCGTTTCCCCAGTCTTTTTTGTAATTGCGGTTTTTACTAGGCATTAGTTATTCGCTCCATTATGGGGGCATGAGACAACCCCGCACCATCTACTACAAAGACCATTAGGCTTCTCATTCCACACATCGTTCTCGTAAGAAGACTGCCATTGCGTCAAGAGATTATCGACATCAGCAAAGATATTATACATGTCTTCTCTAGTGTACTTAGCCTCTACGAGCGCGTTGTCTTTTGCAACTACGAACAGCAGTGCCGCCTTTACCTTCTCTAGCTGAGGGTACTTAGCGAACATGCACGCCGCCATCAAAGCCAACTGCCGTGTATCAGCGTACTTAGCACTCTTTGACGTTTTATAGTCAATCACCCATCCCCTGTTCCCATTAAGAATAACGAGATCAGCAACACCGCGAAACCATACATCCCGATCAAAGAAATCACAAGTAACGAGTTTTCCATCTTCCTTTTTCAACCCAAATTTAATCTCACAAAACTTAGTACCGGGAATATTATTTAGACGGTCTAAAATCGGCAGCATGTAGCCAAAACGCGGATCTATAGGCTTTCCGCTACGGATAAACTCCTCGGCGGCAAGATGCACTTCTTTCCCGTATGTCGTTGCGTCGTTGTCCTTGAACACAACTTCTTTCGTGACCTTCTCAGCTTGATACTTTCGAGGGCACGTCTCATACGTTTTTAGGCTGCTATAGCTCCATGCTGGGATCTTTGTCATTATTCCAGTTTACTCATCTTAAATGATAGGTTCTCACCATATCCACCTTCGGCATCCAAAGGAATATCAGGCATCCAAGCAGGGGGCTTTCTTAGTTCATTGATGATAAACCGCCTAGCTTCTTCTGCCTCTTCAAAAGGAACAACGCAGTACAGAGCGTCATGAATAGTCAACCCAACAGGATATTTTCTATTCACTCTAACCATCGCTTCGCCCATCACACACCGCGCCAATGCTTGAATCACATTCTGATAGCACTTCGCAGGATGTATATGCACTGGGCCTTTCCGCGTCCGGTATACGAACTGAGTGCGACCTTCCTCATCCGTGGTGGTCTTCAATTCTGGGTATGTCATAAACAATCCAGATGGTAACTGTATACCACGTTCACCCATAACTTTCAACTTCAATGGGCCAAGACCTATCTCTGCATACTCATTATTCACAATAGCAACCAACGCCTTACCTGCATCATACCAAGCGGCCTTCACATAGGCGTATTCATTCCGGTAGAGGGACACTGCACTCTGTGCGAACTCTTCACCTATATCCTTACCTGACAGCATTTTGCACTGTGCCCGTAGCTTTTTATGCCCGGTGCCATAAATAAGGGAGAGCGAAGCGGTCTTGCCTACAAACCTTGCATCATCATCAACCTCGTCATATGGCACGTGGAACGCCTTGGAAGCAAAGTCTTTGTATAGATCCAGCCCGTCTCCAAGCATTTTTATTTTATCTGCCTGTCCAGCAAACTCCAGACCTACCCTCAATTCGATATTGCTCAAGTCCGCGCCGACAATCATATACCCCAACGGAGTCGTGATCGCTTTCTTTAGCCTTGACCCACGTGGAATGTTCTGAAGATTGATAGAGTCCACAGCAGACCATCGACCTGTGATGGCCCCATAGTATTTAAGCGGTACGGGCAACGCCCCGCCTGCTTCTTGAATATTTATGAACCGCTCCGTCCTTGTCTCCTCTAGCGTAGACTTAACGCCTAACCGAGCCGCTATAATTGCCTGCACCCTATCATCGTCGTGCTCTAAGAGAGCCTTGAACGCCTCGTCGCTTTTAGCAAATGCATAAGCCTCCTTACCTGTGCGACCACTGATCTTCATGGGTGGCGACACTCCAAACTGCTCCAGAACCTCTGCCAACTTATTGTTGCTCATAAGGTTTTCTTTGTTTAGCCCGCATTCAACTAGAAGCCTTTCTTTGTTTTCCCGCACCTGAACCAAATGGTCTTCAAGTATTCCCCTGTCTAGTTGAAACTGGGGGGTTGTGTGCATCTTGATCGTCATGTCGATCAGCGCGATCTCGGTCTTATTAAAGTTTGAAGCTAGTTCCTTAAATAACGAATATGTTAATTCAACGTCGTTAATACAGTACGCTCCATACCGAGCGAGTTCCTCTGGCGTGAAGTCTGCTCTACGCTTACCCATCGCATCTAGCACCTCTGTGCCCTTTACTCCCAACTCATAGCGCTCTGCCAACACTTTCAGTGAACCCCCCGCCTCTACTCCATGCTTAGCACGAGCCATTGATAAAGTATCGAGAATAATCTTAGGGTAGATACCATAGCGCCAAGCCAGAATAGTCCCATCAAAAAGCGCGTTGTGCGCGAGTAGGTATGCATTGCTCCAGTCGTACTTCTCCAGTGCGTTCTTGATCTCCTCATGTTCCCCTGTGTACCAAACCGTTTCTTCGTCGTTAACCTTTACGGCAATGCCAATCGTTTCAAACCGCTCATCGTCTATATAGCTTTGAGTTGTCGTGCCCTTCTTGGATAAGCTGTATGCTTTTGAGTAGTGCGTCTCCGCATCCAGTGTGATTATGTCCATTCCATCCCTCTAGTATTATTTTTAGACCGTCTAAATTTTCTTCGTTAACGATGAGGGCCAACCCACCAGCTTGTCTTATTCTTTCTAGCTCTCGGTCTTGCAGTGCGGTCGTCTTCCCTTTCCCAGCTTTCGCCTCTATCGAAAAAAACATACCATTCAAACATCCTACAAAATCTGGTATTCCAGCGCGTCCATATCCGTTTGCAGGAGGCATAAAGAAATAACATGGGAGTTCCTCTAGGATTGCTTTGATTCGTTTCTTAACTTTAGCTTCCGGCGTCACTTCCAGTTCACCAAGTCTTCAAGCGTTTCAGGGCCATCGTCAAACTTCAATGCACCACCTGACTGGTAGTCAGTAACCCTCGTCTCGAAGAAGTTCTTCTCCTTCTTGATGCTGGCCTGTTCATCTAACCACGGCAGGGCTTCCTCTACAAAGAACACAGGACTGTATCCCAATTGTTTAAGCCGTT